ACAAAAAGAAATGAAATTTACAATCTATTCTAAAACTGATTGCCCATATTGTGAAAAAGTAAAGCAAGTATTGGACTTGACAAAACAGAGCTTTGTGGTCTATACTTTAGATACTGATTTCACAAGAGAACAGTTTTATGCAGAGTTTGGAGAAGGTTCTACTTTCCCACAAGTTCTCTGTGACGAAAAGAAATTAGGAGGTTCCGTTGAAACCATCAAATACCTCAAGGAACAACAAATCGTCTAATCCCGACATAAATAATTCCAACAATCACGGTAATCGTGGTTTCGAACTTATCTTAAGTGGAGGTAAGAGAAAGCAACCCAAAGATTTTCATATTATTTTCGAGAAGTTGGTCTGCTTTCTAAAACGGGAAGTAACCATCTATTTTGAGTTTTCTTTAAGCATAAAGAAAAGACGATCAATTCCCGTAAGGAGTAAAAACAATGTTAGCAATTAGCTTAGTATTCGGTTCATTTTTAACCGTACTGTTTCTTATAGTGGGAGTGATTGGAGGATGGGTTGCCAGAGAATATATGATGACGCATCAAGAAGGTGCCAGAAATATGGCATATCATCCAGAGTTTTATGATAACGAAGGAAATTTTATAGATCAAGAAATTACTACAGTGAGATTTGAGCACACAGATGACTACTACGACGAAGGCGAAGACGACTAAACCAGCAACTACAAAAAGAACAGTTACTGCAGTCGTTGATAATTTACCAAATAATCCTTTTATCTTTGAAGTTCTGGATCTTGTATCCAGACAAAAGGTAATTGCTAAAAAAGTGGAAACACTGAAAAAATATGAGGATGTGTCTCTCAAGGCAGTCCTCATTTGGAACTTTGATGAGAGCATTACCTCTGCCGTTCCTGAAGGACAAGTTCCTTATGCAGGATATGCAGACCAGACCACCTATAGTGGATCTCTATCTACAAGAATTAGTGAAGAAATTCGTAAGATGCACGAGGTTAGTTCCTTCTCATTAGGTAATACCTCTGATGACAGCGGACGTACAACCATTCGCAGAGAATTCAAACATTTTTATCACTTTATCAAGGGTGGTAATGATGGAATGAGCAAAATTCGTAGAGAAGCAATGTTCATTAATATTCTTGAGGGTCTTCATCCACTAGAAGCAGAAATCTTGTGCCTGATTAAGGACAAGCAACTTGATACAAAATACAACATTACAAAAGAAATTGTTTCACAAGCCTATCCCGATATTGTATGGGGTAACAGAGGCTGATTAATCTACATTATTAACTATGGAAAATATAAAAGAAAGAAAGATGTCCGCAGAAACTACCAAGACATCCGTAAAGGACCAAAATGAAACTTGGACTGTCCAAGAAAGAGAATTATTCAGGTCGCGTTACGGTTGCGAAGTACTTAAACACAATTGCACCCTACAGGAAGCACAGGTTACTGATGTTCCAACGGATGCTCATATCGTAACTTATGTTTTGAACGGCAAGACTTGTTATGACCTTACGAGATGTGGCAAAAAGGTAAATCTTTTTGATATGTATTATGATAATCTTGGACCAGTAATTCAAAGTATTGGTTGGGGTTGTGGTAAGATTAGTCCCAAAGTATGGGGATACGAACCACCCAAGAGTAAAAAAAGGAAATAATCTTTGAGACCTTGCAGGTCTCTTTTTTTTATGGTAGAATACCTGAAGAGTATTCAATTAAATGGATAAAGAAAAACTGAAACTCATCGTTCGTAATATGGAACTTCTTGTAGATAGTCTCAAAGCAGAAATCTACTCTGATGTTTCATCATACAAGTTTGATGATATTAAGCCTAAAGAATTGGATTACGATGAAATCTTTGAGGATGATGAATGAGGACTAAAAAAGCAATTCAATTAATTAAGGAAGCACTGAAGCAAGACCATTTGTATTCTGATGAAGAACTTAAGTTTATGAAGTCACAACTTTCTGTGCTACAATCGCAAAGAAAACCCACAAAAGAACACAAAGGATTTGGAAAGAAATGACTGTAAAATTGATTAGTATTACTCCAGATGCAGAAAAAACAATGGCATTTATTGCGAGAGTTTCTAATCCTGCAAATCAGGACAACGAAAACTATTCCAAGTTGCTTGCTTATTGTATTAAGCATAATCATTGGTCTGTGTTTGAACAGTCTTCTATGACACTGGAGATTGAGACTACTCGTGGTATTGCCGCACAAATTCTGCGTCACCGTAGTTTCACATTTCAAGAGTTCAGCCAACGTTATGCAGACACAAATCTGATTGCAGAGGACATTCCCCTACCAGAACTTCGTAGGCAGGATACAAAGAACCGTCAGAACTCCACAGACGACCTTCCAGCAGATCTTAGAACTGAACTGTACTCCAAGATCCAAGATCACTTTAATGCCGCTCAGAACCTCTACAAGGAACTCCTAGAGGCAGATGTGGCAAAGGAATGTGCAAGGTTTGTATTGCCACTGGCAGTCCCCACAAGGATTTATATGACTGGTTCTTGCAGGTCGTGGATACATTATATCAATCTGCGTTCTGCACACGGAACTCAGAAAGAACATATGGTAATTGCCGAAGAGTGTAAGAGGGTATTTGCCGAACAATTTCCAGCAGTCTCGGAAGCTCTTGACTGGATCTAAATAACGATACGCATTATTAAACCCTATGGCAATTTATCCGATTATTCATAAAGAAACTGGTGAGACGAAAGTGATTGAAATGAGTGTTCATGAAATCACACAGTGGTATCAGGACAATTCCGAATGGCAAAGGGATTGGTCGCAAGGATCCGCAAGTCCAGGAGAAGTTGGTGAGTGGAAAGATAAACTCATCAATCGTAATCCTGGATGGAACGATGTATTAGATCGTGCCCAGAAAATGCCTGGTTCTCGTGTAAAGAAAATCTAAACAACTAATATGTCAAGAAGAAAAAGGACGAACGATCAACCAATCGGTGTTGGTCTTACAACCCGTCAGGCAAAGAGAAAGAAGGCACTTGGGAATGAATATCTTTTAGATATTGATCCACTCACAGACAATCAAAGAAAACTTTATGATGCATATGCCGAAGGTAAGCATCTTGTTGCCTATGGATGTGCTGGTACTGGTAAGACTTTCATCACTCTTTATAATGCTCTTCGTGAAGTTCTTGATGAAAGAACTCCTTACGAGAAAATCTATCTGGTTCGTTCTTTAGTTGCCACCAGAGAGATTGGTTTCCTTCCTGGATCATATGAGGACAAGTCAGACATTTACCAGATTCCTTATAAGAATATGGTAAAGTATATGTTCCAGATGCCTTCTGATGCCGAGTTTGAGATGCTCTATGGTAATCTTAAGTCTCAGGAGACCATTAAGTTCTGGAGCACCTCATTCTTGAGGGGCACCACGCTTGATAATGCAATTGTGATTGTAGATGAATTCCAAAACTGTACAGCACATGAACTTGATTCAATCATTACTCGTGTTGGTGAAAACTCTAAGATTATGTTTTGTGGAGATGCTACTCAGTCCGATTTGCAAAAGACTAATGAGCGTAATGGAATTGTTGATTTTATGAGCATCTTGCGTAAAATGCCATCTATTGATATAATAGAGTTTGGTGTTGATGATATTGTTCGTTCTGGACTTGTCAAGGAATACATTATTGCTAAAATGGAAGCAGGTTTTTAATGTTCAATCATATTGATGTGACGCTCCCGAAACTTGAACGAGAGACTATAGATGGTATTCGTTATTATAAAGTTCCTGATGATGAAGAACTACTCAAACTAGTTTCAATTACTTCTATCACAAGCCATTTCAATAAAGAAATCTTTGTGAAGTGGCGTAAGAAAGTCGGAGATGAGGAAGCAGACCGTATCACGAAAGCGGCAACAAGTCGTGGTACGGATATGCATACTCTTACTGAGTATTTCCTGAAAAATCATGATCTTCCTACGGATATTCTTCCAATTTCAGAGTTTCTGTTTAATATTGCTAAATCAACTCTCAAGAATATTGATAATATTCACTCTCTTGAAGGGTCCCTATATAGTAAGCAATTAGGTATTGCAGGAACGGTTGATTGCATTGCCGAGTATAATGGTGAGCTAGCAATCATTGATTTTAAGACTTCTAAGAAACCCAAACCACGTGAGTGGATTGATCATTATTTCGTTCAGTGTTGTGCCTATGCAGCAATGTACTACGAATTGACTGGAAGATCAGTCAAAAAATTTGTTATCATTATGTCTTGTGAAGACGGAGAATGTGTAGTTTATGAAGAATACGACAAAGCAAAGTACCTTAAATTGCTCGTCCAATATATTAGAAAATTTGTTGGAGATAAACTTGAGCAGTATGGAACCAAATAAAGAACTAGAACAGGTAATAGAGGATAAGTTTCTTACTCCTTCCAAGTTTTCTCTAGAGATAGAGAAGATTGTTGCAGAGGAGAATATGAACTACATTGATGCTATTTGTCACTATTGTGAGATTAATAGTATTGAAGTTGATTCAATTACAAAACTTGTATCCAAACCACTGAAAGAAAGATTGAAGTATGATGCTATCAATCTAAACTTTATGAAAAAAACTTCAAGAGCTCGTCTTCCTCTATGAGTCCATTTGAATGCTATCAACATTATCTTTCTCTCAAAAGTCATTTTACAAATCCAAAATACGATTTCTTTAAATATGGTGGGAAGTCACGGGCAACTATGACTTCCTTCAACAAACGTAAAGATAAGTATTTTTTTGAGAAATCTTCAAGAAAATATTCAGACAAAGAAATTGTAGATTTTCTTGTATCAAACTTTGTTGCCACAGACAACCCACAAAACATATGGATTGGAGAAATCATAAACTCTGGCGAAAGAACATACACAGAGTGGATGAAACGACAGCAGAGTTTAACCTACTTGTTCAAAGAACAATCGGAACAATTACTCTCGGAAACAAAATTAGAAGATGCTTTCAGCTGCTCCAGGGGTCATCCACCAGTTCTAAAAAAATTCCTGGGTGGGAAGATTTCACCTGAAGTACTGGTGATTTATGATATAATCTTCCTGTTTGGGAATGTGTTTGATAAGAAACTTATGGACCCTGTATGGGAAACCACAAGTTTAAAAATCAAGAAGTACAAACCATTTCTAAATATTGATGTCTTTCAGTACAAAAAACTTTTACGGGAAATTGTAAATGAGTAAATTCTTTGACTCTGACCTTATACAAGAAGAACTTGAAGAAATTAATGAACTTCAAAGGTTCATTTATGGAAGTATTCTTACTTTTGGTTCAATGACCCGTGAAGATAAACTGGAACACATTGAAAAGATGACGTTGCTATTAGAAAAGCAGCGCATTATGTACACGAGACTTTCTCTTTCTGATGATCCACAAGCGATTGAGATGAAAGAGAATCTGCGTAAATCTGTGGCAATTATGGGATTTCCCCCTGACACAGATATGAATCTTTTATTCAATAGTATGACTAAAACAATTGAGTCTCTCAAACAATTTCTTGACAAATAATATTATTTTTGTTATACTATCTAAGTAATCCCCCTAAATCCAAACTATCCTAGATATCCAAATGTCTTTTTCTGATCTTAAGAAACAATCTAAACTTGGTTCCCTGACTGCTAAACTGGTCAAGGAAGTAGAAAAAATGAATAATAACACGTCATCTGGTGATGAACGTGTATGGAAACTTGAATGCGATAAGAGCGGCAATGGTTATGCCGTCATTCGTTTCCTCCCTGCTCCTAACGGCGAAGATCTGCCGTTTGTGAAACTGTACTCCCATGCCTTTCAAGGTTCTGGTGGTTGGTACATTGAGAACTCTCTCACAACTCTGAATCAAAAAGATCCTGTGTCGGAACTGAACTCCGAATTGTGGAACAATGGTACTGATGCTGGTAAAGAAGTTGCCCGTAAGCAGAAGCGCAAGCTGACCTATGTTGCAAATATCTACGTTGTCAAGGATCCTGCTAATCCTGCTAACGAAGGTAAAGTCTTTCTCTATAAGTTCGGTAAGAAAATCTTTGATAAGATTACTGCTGCAATGCAACCTGAGTTTGAAGACGAGACCCCTATCGATCCGTTTGACTTCTGGCAGGGTGCTAACTTCAAACTGAAAGCAAAGAACGTTGCCGGTTATCGTAACTATGATTCCAGTGAGTTTGCCGCACAAGGTGCTATGCTGGACGATGATGATGCGATGGAAACGGTGTGGAAGAAGCAGTATTCTCTTGCCGAACTCGTTGCTGCCGATCAGTTCAAGTCTTATGATGAACTGAAGAAGCGTCTTGATTATGTTCTGGGTAACAAAGTTGCTCGTCGTCA